GTGCAGACGGCGTTTCTGGATGAGCTGAGCGAGGGAGCGCTTCTGGCGCTCCCTTATCTGTTCGAGTTCTGGGCGCTGCCGCATCAGCTGCCGCCGGAGGGGGACTGGAAGACATGGGTCATCCTCGGCGGGCGCGGCGCAGGCAAGACCCGGGCGGGGGCGGAGTGGGTGCGGACCGAGGTGGAGGGGCCTCGGCCGCTCGACCACGGACGGTCGCGGCGGGTGGCGCTGGTGGGCGAGACCATCGAGCAGGCGGTGACGGTGATGGTGGAGGGGGAGAGCGGGATCCTCGCGTGCTCCCCGCCGGACCGGCGGCCGCTCTGGGATGCGACGCGGAAGCGGCTCCTGTGGCCGAACGGGGCGGAGGCGCGGGTCTACTCGGCGCATGATCCCGAGCGGCTGAGGGGACCGCAGTTCGATGCGGCCTGGGTGGACGAGCTCGCCAAGTGGAAGCGGGCGGAGGAGGCCTGGGACATGCTCCAGTTCGCGCTCAGGCTGGGCGACCATCCGCGGCAGGTGGTGACGACGACGCCGCGCGGGGTGGGGGTGCTGAAGGCGATCCTTTCGCGGGGGTCGACGGTCGTGACGCATGCGCCGACGGAGGCGAATGCGGCGAACCTGGCGGGGTCGTTCCTGGCCGAGGTGCGGGCGCGGTATGAGGGGACGCGGCTCGGGCGGCAGGAGCTCGACGGGGTGCTGGTCGAGGATGTCGAGGGGGCGCTCTGGACGCTTGCGATGCTTGAGGCCGCCCGCGTGGAGCGGGCGCCGGTGCTCGACCGGGTGGTGGTCGCGGTGGACCCGCCGGTGACGGGGCATGGCGCGTCGGACGAATGCGGGATTCTGGTGGTGGGGGCGGAGACGCGAGGGGCCCCGCGGGAGTGGCGGGCGGTGGTGCTGGAGGATGCCAGCGTCACCGGAGCCTCGCCGCAGATCTGGGCGGAGGCGGCGCTTGACGCGATGCGGCGGCACGGCGCGGACCGGCTGGTGGCCGAGGTGAACCAGGGCGGCGATCTCGTGGAGACGCTGGTGCGGAACATCGACCCGCTGGTGCCCTATCGTGGGGTGCGGGCCTCGCGGGGCAAGGCCGCGCGGGCGGAGCCGGTGGCGGCGCTCTACGAGCAGGGGCGGGTGCGGCACGTCCGGGGGCTGTCGCGGCTCGAGGAGCAGATGTGCCGGATGACGGTCCGGGGTTACGAGGGGAAGGGGTCGCCCGACCGGGTCGATGCGCTGGTCTGGGCGGTGCAGGAGTTGCTGCTCGACCCCGCGGCGCATTGGCGGCAGCCGCGGGTGCGGACGCTGGTTTGAGGGGCTGCCGGGTGAGCGCCACCCCGGCCCTCCCCCTTTATGGACTGAGGACGCGGTACCCTCCCTCGGCGGAGGAGGGAGAGGGAGGGGGTGTTCCTCCCGGGGCGGCAGGTCAGGAGAGATCGTGGAATGTTCGATTTTCTGAAGCGGGCGCCGGAGACGGTGACCGAAGCGAAGGCGTCTGCCGCGGGGCGGGTGATCGCGCTTGGAACCTCCGGGCGGGTGGCGTGGTCGCCTCGGGATACGCCGAGCCTCGCCCGGGCGGGGTTTGCCGGGAACCCGGTCGTGTTCCGGGCGGTGAAGCTGATCGCCGAAGCCGCCGCGGCCCTGCCGCTCGTCGTGCAGGACAGGGAGCGGCGGTATGAGGATCATCCGCTCGTGCGGCTCATCGCGCGGCCCAATCCGGGGCAGGGGAAGGCGGAGCTTTTCGAGTCGCTTTACGGGCAGATCCTGTTGACCGGGAACGGCTACGTGGAGGCCGTGACGGCGGGCGAGGGGGCGCCGGAGGAACTGCATGTGCTGCGGTCAGACCGGATGAGCCTGATCCCGGGGCCGGACGGGTGGCCGGTGGCCTATGACTACACGGTGGGCGCGAAGGCGCATCGGTTCCGGGTGGGCGAGGGGGCGAGCCCCGTGTGCCATATCCGGAGCTTCCATCCGCAGGACGACCATTACGGCCTGTCGGCCCTTCAGGCGGCGGCGCAGGCGCTTGACGTCCACAATGCCGCTTCGACGTGGTCCAAGGCTCTTCTCGACAACGCGGCGCGGCCCTCGGGGGCGATCGTCTACAAGGGCGCGGACGGGCAGGGGGCGCTGTCGACGGAGCAGTACGACCGGCTGCTTTTCGAGATGGAGACGCAGCACCAGGGGGCGCGGAATGCAGGCCGCCCGATGCTGCTGGAAGGGGGCCTCGACTGGAAGCCGATGGGCTTCTCGCCGTCCGACATGGAGTTCCACAAGACCAAGGAGGCGGCGGCGCGGGAGATCGCGGTGGCCTTCGGGGTGCCGCCGATGCTGCTCGGGCTGCCGGGGGAGGCGACCTACGCGAATTACCAGGAGGCGCATCGGGCGTTCTACCGGCTGACGGTGCTGCCGCTGGCGGCGCGGGTGACGGCGGCGGTGGCGCATTGGCTCTCCGAGTTCACGGGGGAGGTGGTGGAGATCCGCCCCGACCTCGACCAGGTGCCGGCGCTCGCGGCGGAGCGGGAGGGGCTGTGGAAGCGGATCGGGGAGGCGGCCTTCCTGACGGATGCGGAGAAGCGGCGGCTTCTGGGGCTGCCGCCCAGCGAGGCGGAGGATAGGGAATGAAGGAATTCGCGGAAGCGCTCGAGCACAAGTTCGCGCGGCTGGGCGGCGACGTCGCTGTGACCGATGGCACGGTGATCGAGGGGTATGCCTCGCTGTTCGGGAAGCGCGACCAGGGTGGCGACGTGGTCGCGGCGGGAGCTTACGGGCGGTCGCTCAAGGCGCTCGCGGAGGCGGGCGGGCGCGTCAAGATGCTCTGGCAGCACGATCCGGCCGAGCCCATCGGCGTCTGGGACGAAGTCCGGGAGGACGCGCGAGGGCTCTACGTCAAGGGGCGGCTTCTGCCGGACGTGGGCCGCGCGCGGGAGGCGGCGGCGCTGATCGCCGCGGGGGCGATCGACGGGCTGTCGATTGGCTACCGCACCGTGAAGGCCACCAAGGACGACCGGGGGCGGCGTCGGCTTGACGAGCTGGAGCTTTGGGAGGTGTCGCTCGTGACCTTTCCGATGCTTCCCGACGCGCGGGTGGGGGCCAAGGGGGAGGACCCCGAGGCGGCACGCCTGCGTGACCTGGCGGCGGCGCTTGCGGGCGCGCGGCAAAGGCTGGCCGGCCGGTAGGGCCGGCGATCTCAACCCTCAACATCAGGACAGGTGCATGAGCAAAACCGAGACGAAGGCTCGGGCCGGGACGGGCATGTCTCCCGCCGCCGAGGTCGAGGAGGCCCTGATGGGCTTCATGGGCGACATCACGGAACGACTTCAGAAACAGGAAGAGCGACTGACCATGCTGGATCGGAAATCCATTGCCACGCGCCGTCCGGCGCTTGAGGCTTCGGCCGAGGCCGAAGCGCCGCACCAGAAGGCCTTCGAGGCCTATGTCCGCACCGGGGAGGACGGGGCGCTGCGGGGCCTTGTCCTCGAAGGCAAGGCGCTGAGCACGGCGGTGGCGGGGGACGGCGGGTTCCTCGTCGACCCGCAGATGTCGGCGACGATCCGGAGCGTGCTGCGGTCCACGGCGTCGCTCCGGCAGGTGGCGACGGTCGTGAACGTGGACGCGGTGTCCTACGACGTGCTGATCGACCGGACGGAAGCGGCGTCGGCCTGGACGGTGGAGACCGGGTCGGTGGCGGAGACCGACACGCCGGTCATCGAGCGGATCGTGATCCCGCTCCATGAGCTGTCCGCGATGCCCAAGGCGTCGCAGCGGCTTCTGGACGACGGGGCCTTCGACGTGGAGACCTGGCTCGCGGGACGGATTGCGGAACGGTTCGCGCGGGCGGAGGCGGCGACCTTCGTGAGCGGGGACGGGGTGAACAAGCCGCGGGGGTTCCTGAACCGGCCGCAGGTGGCAAACGCCTCGTGGGCCTGGGGGTCGCTTGGGTTCATCCCCAGCGGCGCGGCGGGGGCCTTCACGGCGGCGAATCCGGCGGATGTGCTCGTGGACCTCGTCTACGCGCTGGGCGCGCAGTACCGGGCGAACGCGACCTTCGTGATGAACTCCCGGACGGCGGGGGTGGTCAGGAAACTCAAGGACGCGGACGGGCGGTTCCTATGGGCCGACGGGCTCGCGGCGGGGGAGCCTGCGCGGCTTCTGGGATACCGTGTCCTGATCCTCGAGGACATGCCGGACATCGCGGCGAACGCGACCGCCATCGCCTTCGGCGACTTCGCGGCGGGCTATACGGTGGCGGAGCGGCCCGACCTGCGCATCCTGCGCGATCCGTTCTCGGCCAAGCCCCACGTTCTGTTCTACGCGACCAAGCGCGTGGGCGGGGACGTGAGCGACTTCGCGGCGATCAAGCTCCTGAGATTCTCGGCCTCGTAAGTCGCCGGGAGTGGCCGGGCCGGGGTCATCTGGCCCCGGCGTGGTCGGTGGGCGTGCGTCCGAGAGAACCCGCGTCGTCTAGCTGCTCCCCTCCGTCCGAGCGGCGCGGGGGCGCGCGCCCATCACCCTGATGCCCGGAGGGGCGGGAGTTTCGGAGAATTTCGATGATGTTGGTCGAAGAGACTGCGGTGCCGTCTTCGGCGCTGCCGATCCAGGCGCTGAGGGAGCATCTGCGGCTTGGCTCCGGCTTCGCGGACGACTCGGTCCAGAACGGGGTTCTGGAGGAGTGCCTTCTCGGCGCGATGGCGGCGGTGGAGGCTCGGACGGGGAAGGCGCTGATGGCGCGGGTGTGGCGGTGGACGGTGACGGCCTGGCGCGACCTTGGGCGGCAGGTGCTGCCGGTGGCGCCGGTGTCGGCGGTGACGGCCTTCGCGATCCGGGACATGAACGGGGTAGTGACGCCGGTCGCGGCCGAGCGGTGGCGGTTGGAGCCTGACCTGCATCGGCCGACGATCATGTCGACGGGCCTCGTCCTGCCGACGATCCCGGTTGCGGGCTCGGCGGAGATCACGTTCACGGCGGGCTTCGCGCCGACGTGGAGCGGGGTTCCGGCGGACCTGCGGCAGGCGGTGATGCTGCTCGCGGCGCATTACTACGAGCACCGGCATGACGTGGCCGCGGGCGGTGGGCTGCCGCAGGGGGTGGCGGTGCTGGTGGAGCGGTACCGGACCGTGCGGTTTTTCGGCGGGGGCGGGCGATGAGGCTCGACCGGCGGCTGGTGCTGGAGGCGGTGGAGCGGGTGCCCGACGGCGCAGGGGGCTTCGCGGAGGTCTGGGCCGAGAAGGGCGTGCTCTGGGGGCATGTCCGGCCGGGGGCGGGGCGTGAGGCGGAGGCGGATTTCGCGACGCTGTCGACGGTGCCTTACCGGATCACGGTTCGGACCGCGCCGGTGGGCGCGCCGTCGCGGCCGCTGCCGGGACAGCGGTTCCGGGACGGGGCGCGGATGTTTCGCATCGTTGCCGTCACCGAAGAAGGGAACGGGGCGAGGCTCCTTGTCTGCTTCGCGCGGGAGGAGGTGGCGTCGTGAGCTATGGCGTGGCGGCCGCACTTCAGGCGGCGGTGTATCAGCGACTGGCGGGGGATACCGCTCTCGCGGCGCTTGTGGGAGCGGCGGTCTATGACGTCGTGCCGGCGGGGCCGGTGCCGGGGACGTATCTCTCGCTCGGGCCCGAGGACGTGCGGGACCGCTCGGACCAGACCGGACGCGGCGCGGAGCATCGCTTCACGGTGAGCGTGGTGACGGATGCGGCAGGGTTCCAGACGGCGAAGGCGGCGGCGGGGGCGGCGTCGGACGCGCTTCTTCGGGGCGCGATGACGCTGTCCCGGGGGCGTGTCGTGGCGATCGAGTTCCTTGCGGCACGGGCGCGGCGCGTCCGGGCGGGCGACGTGCGGCGGATCGACATGACGTTCCGCGCACGTGTGGAAGACGACATCTGA